GAACCTATATGTTCATTTCCAGGATGCTTTCTACCATTCTTAATTACAACATTATTTTGAAGCTCAAGCTTAGGTATGTAAGTTACAAAAAATCTTCCTCTTTTATTTGGAGTCCATATAACCTTACCATCTTGAATTCCATCTTTCCAATGGAAACCTCCTTGAGTTACATGGTGGTGTATATTTAAAGAATCATTGTAATCTATTTGCTGATATATTTTAGTAAGATTAAATAATGACTGCTTACTTTCGTCCCTAAACGCATGTGACTCAGTTCTAGGAAATTGTCTATAAAATTCATTTAAAGCATCAGGATCTGACGCTAATGAATCTACTTCATTCTGCCAATAATCTAAAGCTCCTTGTATTATTATTTCCTTATCTATTCCAATTACTTTTTTTTCTGGATTATTAAAAACAGGCATGCCGTAAATATCTATAAAGCCTTCCATATTCCATTCCATAGGAACAAATAAATTATATAAACCACTCTTTGTTTGTCCGTTAGAGTTTCTTTTTAAACAATCAGATGATTCAAATAAATCTTTAAAATTTCTACCCCCTTTGTCTAAAGCGTTTGATGTTGATCCCATCATACATTTACCAATAACCCTACTACCTAAACGTAAACACGTTTTAGTTACTCGCCAGTTATTTAATATATTTTCAGGCCTTTCCCATTTACCACTCTCATCATGTACAAGTAGTTGTAATTTTTCTCCATCATAACTGTTATCTGATGTGTTTTTCCAGTCAATAGTTGTATCTAACCCTTCAAGCTCTTGATCATCCAAAACATACATATTTTTTTTAGTAATCTTAGAAGCCGGAACTCTGTATGCTAATTCAGTCTTTGGCTTATCCATACCATCTTGTATGGGTTTAAAGAAAAAAGGATAATTGTTTGATATAGGGACAATTTTATCTGTAAACATTTTTTTAGCATCCGCTCCTGTTTTAGATAATATTCCAACTCTTGAATCTTTAGTTATAGTAGCTGTATTCACGCCCTCGCACGAACTCATAAATGAAAATCCAGAACGTCTTATTTTTAAGTAACACATTCCAAAACTTCTTTTATCAGCCTTACATGCTTCCCAGAATATATAAAACAATCTATTAGCTTCTCTAAAATCAGGATGACCAACATCAATCTTTGTCCACTGTAGATACATGTAATGTGTTCCCGTTATGTAAGTAGGTAAACCATTGTTTGTAAACCAAAAACCTTCTTCTCTTTTATCAAATTCATTTTCAATGTAGTCTACCCAGTCGTTTTTAAACTGTGGCGGAGCATCATGCCAATGAAATATTGATTGTATTCTTTTAAGTTCTTTAGGTAGTTCGTGAGTTTCCCAATACTGATCTTCTTTGTTTTTAGATCGCTTATAACAACTTGAGGGAGGTTTAGGAAGCGCTATGTTTAAACCACTTATATTTATTATATCTTCTATTTGTCCAGACTTAGAAATAACCACAAAATCATACTTCTCATTATATCCATACTGCCAACTTCTCGCCTTATTTTTTATAGCTAGAACGCTTTTAGGCACCATATTATATAGCGCAAAACTTAATTTATTTTGATCTTGATTCCGCAAATCCTTTAGGTGTATTATTTTTAATTATATCTGTTCCATCTAGCATTTGTTTCTCTTCTTCTATTCTTTTTAATATTTCAAAAGCATCAAAAATTGCTAGCTTTTTAGTTGCCGCTGCATTTTTTAATCTATCTGCTGCTAGCTCATCGTCAGAGTCATATTTAATAATATCTTCTTTAGCTACTTTTATTAATTGTATTACAGCTTTTTCACCTGCTTTTATTATCTGTAATTTTATTTCTTTTATATCCATTACAAAATCATTGTGATGTTATTTGTATACATTCTATAAAGTTTCTGATCGTTAATTAAAAACTCATATTCGCTTTCTGGTGTAAAAGATATTTCATCTCCTATATTTACACCTAGTTGTAATAACTCTTTGTTTATATATTTCACTTTTCCAACCAAAGGCTCTTCTTTACCTGTCTTTCCTAAAAATGATTCTTTAGCTTTAACTGGTTCAATAAAACAATACTTAGAATGTGCATTCCATTTTCCGTTTTGATAATATAAATAGAACTGATCGTTATCCACTAAAAACATATCCTCCATAAAAAAACTCTTACCACTTTTCTCACGCCCTTGCATGTCAAAGTAAAATTTAAATACGTTATGATGAACTAGTAAAATATCATTGATCTTTACATCTCCCTTATAGTCTAATGGTAAAGCAATAACTTCACCAAATCTATTGGACGCAACATGATCTTCTTTTGAGGAGCTTGTAATAAAATCAATACCTCCTATGTTTTTTATATTGTCGTATCTTCTCCCTTTTACAGGACGAACAATAAAAGAGTATGGTGATTGCATTAAAAGTTTATATTATATTCTAAGGATATAGGTAAGGTTGTTTTAAACTCTTTCCATATTAAAATTTCTTTTTTTTCAGGTTTTTCAATCCAAATTTTATAAGATTCTGCTTCTGGATCGTGTTGAATTAAATGAATAAAATAAGAACCACCTAACACGTCTTGCCCTACAATGTAATGCATGGCTCCAGACTTATAGTCTGCTCCTATTGAAATCTTCCTAATATCCATTTAATTAAAATGTAGACGCTAATTTAAGTGTCTGATAAGTTATATTAAAATATAGTGTTCCTCTTCCTCCTGTTGTTGCGGTGTTTGCTGCTGCTGTAAGATTTAATGCTGTTGCCGAAGGTAAAATTTGCGTATCGGGTGTTCCTCCAATGTTAAACACAACATCTGTTGCTGAATTTAAAACTGCTTGAGTAATTGTATTAAATGATAAAACACCTATTTTTGGAATTGCTCCAGTATTTGCAAAATCAAAAGCAGTTGCACCAGCGTCCATAAAACACACCATATCTTTTATAAATAAAGCAAATCCCGCACCTGGAGAAGCAATTAATTCAAAAGGTGAGGATTGTAAAAAATATAAATTGTCTGCTGGAACAGCAACACTAACTTGCGAAGTAGATAATCCAAATAATGTTTGAAGAGACTTAACAGTACATGTCTTAGTCGCTAAATTATTTTCTTTATCTGTCAGTACAAAATAATCCGTTAACGTTGGATTAATGTTTGCATACGCTCCTGTGTTACTTATTCTTGACATATTATTATTTTACTTCTTCAGCCTCTACTAGCTCAGGTTCTTTTTTAGAAACCTCTCCAGTCTCTAAATTTATAATAGCATCTTGACCGTAGATCTCAGCTAATTTTCTTTCTTCTACTCCAAAAGTAGTTCTTAAATCTTCTAATGCTTTTAATGCATTTTGTTGCATCAATACATTGTCTGCTATTTTCATTTTAGCATTGTTAAAATCCATGTTTAGATCTTGGATTCTTTTTAATTCTTGTTCAGTTAATTTAATTTGACTCATTTTAATTTATTTTATTGATTAATTTTATTTATGTAAATATAGTAAATATATTATTCTTTTTCAATAGGCGGGACAGGAGGATTCATCCATGTAAAATATAAGTTTTCATCAACTGGCTTTATCATAAGCTCAATTTGTTTTGCTAAATTTAACTGCATCGCTGCAACGTCTAACCCAGCGTTTAACCATCCTATTACTATATTCTCAAAATCTTGCGTGTCTTCATAAGGGATAAAGGGAGTTCCTGCTTCGTAAGGAGTGCTCATTGTGCCAATTGAAGAAGCTACAAAAGAAGTGTCTTCTAAATCTGTTCCTGTGTAAGACCAATGTACAGTATATATTACGTTTTTTAACCCATCTTCTTTTATGGTTGCGTTAAGTTGATTGATTGTCCAGTTGTATGCAATTGCCATAATTCTAATTTTTTACAAAGTTACTTATTTCTTTTTTAATATTTCTATTTCTGCTTTTAGTTCTTGTATTGCTTTAACTAATAATGGAACTATTTTAGAATAATCTACTCCTTGAGGTTCGATTTTGCCATCTTTATCTACTTCATCTTTTTCTCCTGAAACCGCATCTGGAACTATGTCTTGTAGTTCGTGAGCCATTACTCCATAACTTCTTGATTCGTCTGGTTTCCATTTAAAATCATATACTGGAATTTTAGAAACTTTATCTAATCCATTAAAATCTTGTAAATCTTCTTTTAATCTATAATCAGAAGAAGTGACATAATTGGTAGCAAAACCACTTGTTTGTATTTTCCCAACTGTGCCATTTGGATTTATGAAGTGATTACAAGTATTAGTACCTACATCGCTTGTTGCTTGTAGCACAAAACATAAACCTGCATTATTTTGTATAGAAAAACCTGATTGTGATGCACTTGGAGCATTGCCATTTGTTCCAATGAAAACCTCCCCCCCACTTGTAATCCTCATTCTTTCTGTTACATTCCCAATATTTGTTCCATCATTAGTGGCAGTTGAGTGAGTATAAAAACTCATATAAGATGGAGTATGAGAAGTATTATAATCTGTTTCTGCATAAACACCTATCCCTCCAACACCTCCTGAAGAAGATGTAGAAGCGTCATTTGAATAAAAATTCAAATATCCTAAAGTATTATTAATAGCAACACTATTTGAAAGCTTCTTTAAGGTTAAAGTAGCTTGAGTACTTGTAGGGTTGTTTGATATTGTAGTAAATCCAGAACTGTCTATCCTCATTCTTTCAGCGTCATTAGTTCTAAACCTCATTGCATTATCAGTATGCCCATAATATATTTGACCAGGATTTATGTCATCATTATCTCCAAAGTTTATAAAAGATTCCCCTGTATTACTTGCGGATTTAATAGATAAACCTGTTGAAGCACTTGTTCTTAAGGTTAATATACAACTTGCTGTTGGAGTTGGCTCGTTCCCTATAACTACACTTCCGTTTATTATCGACATTACATCTGTAGCTGCTCCACCAACTTGGCTACTAATAACAGAACCTCTTGTTGCCCATCCACCCCCATCAAATCCCCTAACCCTAAACATTGGTAATGACGTGCTAATATCACTATCTGTAATTAAGAAATCGGGTGTTGCTGAATTAATTTGTAACTTAGCATCTGGACTATCCGTTCCTATACCTACGTTTCCTGCTGAATCAATACGCATTCTTTCGGAAACTGTTCCTGAATTAGGCGCGGTCCAAAACCCTAAATAACTTTTATTATCATTTCCTGATACTTCTTGACCTCCTTTTATTCTAACATATCCACCTGTTGTCTCTGAAGAAGTGTTTGATGTTATGAAATTTATTTCGTGGTAATTTTTATCAGCAGCAAATTGATTAACTCCTAAGTTTTTCAATATTATCTCAGTACCTACACTAGAATTAACATCTACTTCAATTTTACCTCCAGAAACGTGGAGTTTCTGTCCAGGACTATCCGTTCCTATACCTACACTGCCGTCATTTTGAATAAATAAAGCATCTCCTGTCGAATAAGTACCAAAGGAGTAATTCATTGTGGTTGCAGTACCTGTAACAGATATTGTACCATCTCCGCCTAAAGAATTTTTGAGCATTATCGCTTGATTTGATGAACCTGCTTGTACTATTAATGCTCTACCTGTTGCTCCAGATGTGCCAAAAGTATTACTATTAACTTGTCCTATTATTGCCCCAGTAGAAGTTATTGCTCCGGAGTTAATAGTTCCTGAAAAAGTTGCTGTTGAAGCTGATAATTCGTCAATACTGGTAATATTGTAGCCATCCATAAAAAGATTACCTTCTATAGTAACAGCGCCACCTAATGTTGTGGTACTATTTACTTGAAAATACCCACCAACAGTAACTCTGTTTGAAAAAGTTGCGTTTTGTGATGAGTCTATTGTTAATGCTGTTGTTAAAGTTCCTCCATTTTCTGTACTAAATATCAATTGACCATTACTAGTATCAACTTGATCCATTGTAATTCTTGCTTTAGAATCACTTGTTGCTCCACTTTCTACAAAATCAATATAAGGTGCATTTGAAGAATTATGTATTCTTATATTCCCAGCTAATTCAAGTGCTTCTCCAGGCCCAGTTACTCCAATTCCAACGTTTCCTGTAAAAATTGCATTAGTAGAACTAACAGTTAAAGCGGCAGCGCCTCCAGCAGGTTGTACTTGAAAAGTATTACTAGAAGCTGACAACTCCACATTACCTCCACTATCTATTAAAGCTATTGCAGCTATACCATCTGTGCTTGTAAATGTTGAAACAACATTAGTAGATCCAGAATTAAAAAACCCTCTTGCCGCATTTATATTTCCTGTAAAAGTTCCACTACCACTAGCTGTTAAATTTCCTGAAGCAATATCAACACTTGTTTGATTAAAGCGAACTAGGAAGTTGCTAGGAGATGTTATGTAGGCGTTGGCTCCAAAGCTCATCTCATTAATATTGGTAATCTTACGACTGTTCATATTGAGATTACCTCCCATTGTAAGAGCGCCAGTTAAAGTTCCACCAGCAAGTGGTAAGAAAGGGCCTACCCCTCCTCCATGTGCGTCTACATAGGATTTTATTGCATAATTTGAAGCAGCTGTAGGTGTTATACCGCTTACCAATCCTGTGAAAGTTCCAGTTGTTCCTGTAAGACTTCCAGAAAAAGTTACGTTTCCAGTAGCCACATTTAACCCTATTCCTGTTATAGATCCTGACTGCCATTTTCCAAAAAATGCATTGCCATCAGCAATAACACCTTGTCTATATTCAATTGCAGTACCTCCTGTATTTTTTTGACTAATTAAAAAAGCAGAAGCATCTGTATTACTTGTAGCTGTTGCAGTATTAGTATGTGAACCATAAGTTACTGTACTACCATCAGCTTGAAAACTTTGAGTTATTCCACCTGCAATAGTTACAGATCCAGAATTACCACCAGTTGCTGAGCCAGTTGTTATCCCTTTAGTAATAACTAATGTTCCATCTATAGTTTCGTTACTTAATATTCTTATTGCCATTTAATTATTTATTTGAGTTTTTAATATCTCTATTTCTGCTTTAAGTTCTTGTATTACCATATATTATTTTTACCAAGGATAGCCCATTGCTTCAGATTTTACATTTACATTATATCCTGTTGCTCCCATTGCTAATTGTAAAACATTTCCTGAGTTAGTATAAGTTCTTGTATGAGCCGTATTTGTTGATGTCTCTAATGCCGTTATAACTTGTGGTGCTCTTGCAGCATTTGCACAAACCAAAACCTCATCATAAAATCCTGCAGTTGAATTATTATTACCATAAACAGTAACTTTAGAAACAGCAGCACTTGACATTCCATCAGAAATAGCTGTTAAAATAGTTGTAGCACTAGTTCCAACTGAATTAGTTACTTGTGTTTGTGTTCTTGCTTCTGATGTACCTGTTCCATTTTCAATTGAAAAAGAACCATTTTTAATTTCAACATCTCCCGCACTTGTAATCGTCATTCTTTCTTCAGCTCCAGTAGCAGCAATAATACCAGTTGTAAAAAATCTAATATTAGAACCTCCATTAAATCCATCAGGAGATCCAGTGGCTACCATATCAAAATATCTTGGGTAAGGTCCTAATCCATCAGAAGTAACACCATAACCACTATTAAAAAAAGATTGGTATCGTGTAGCAGTTGTATTAGTAGTATAGGTAGATGGTGGATTAGTACCTAAATAAATTTGACTATTCATTGATAAATTTCCTGATGGTGTAGTCAATCCAATTCCTATTTTAGTTCTAAATATTGCTCCAGTGGTTTCTTCTAAAGTTAATTCTAAATGAGCAGCACCAGTTCCTCCAGTGTAAAATGTCATTATATCAGTGGCATGTTCATAGATGATTCTACCAGCATTAATTCCATTATCTTGAAAACTAATTATTCCTTGTCTATTTGCTGTTTGACTAGTCAGATATATAGTTGGGTCACCACCTGACGTTGATTCAATTTTTACTGAAGCATCTCCAGCGGATGCGTTATATACATGTAATATTTCATCAGGCGAAGTCGTCCCGATCCCCACATTACCTCCTGTACCCATTAAAATAAGTGGCTGGGTAGTAGAATCTGTGTTTATCCACGCACCATAAGGAGAAACTGAGGCAGTTCCCATAAGTAAATGGGCAGTTGAAGTACCTACTATATCAACAATAGCTTGAGAGGGTGTGTTTGAAGCAGCGGTGCTTGTTCCTGAAACTGTAAGTTTACTACCAGGCGAATCCGTCCCAATCCCGACATTGCCACCATTTTGAATAACTAATCTACGGGTGTTATTTACATAAAAACACAAATCATTTGCAGAAACATCACCTGAAGTAATTTTTGCTTGTGTATCAACACTTCTTCCTATAAATAATGTGGCTTGTGATCCTGATGTAGAAGTTATATATTGTGATACAGCAGCTCCACTAACATCAAGTTTACCATCAGGCGAATCCGTTCCTATTCCTATTCTTCTAAATTCATCTATAAACAAAGCAGAAGCTGTAGCACCCCCACTTCTTGTTTTAAAGTTTAAACTTGTATCTCCATTTGCTGTTCCATCTACTATGTCAGAAACTATTTCAGTTCTTTGATTAGACATAAAAATAGAACCTTTATTATTATAAGAAGTTCCAGAGTTTATATATAAATCTCCTGCTGAACTTATATTTACATTTCCTGCAAAAGTTCCTGTTGAAGCTGATAATTCGTCAATACTGGTAATATTGTAGCCATCCATAAAAAGATTACCTTCTATAGTAACAGCGCCACCTAATGTTGTGGTACTATTTACTTGAAAATACCCACCAACAGTAAATGATATACCAGTTGCAGTTGCCGTAGCTCCTGTAAGAGTTCCACCAGCTAAGGGTAAAAATACCCCTGCACCTGGTGCTAATCCATCAGCATATGCTTTAGTTACAAAGTTAGCAGCAGCAGTAGGTGTAATTCCACTTACTGAGCCTGTAAAAGTTGCAGCACCAACATTTGATATTGTTAGCCTTGTTGTTGAGTTTGTTTTTAATACTAGTGGGTTATTATCATTTGTAGCTAACTCTAAAACCCCTGCATTATTATTTATAGATTGAAAAGCATTACCTGTATTATTAGTATGAAGTCTTAATTGTGTTGCAAAGTTACCAGAGCCAGGGAGTATTGAAACAAAAGAAAATGCGCCAAATGATCCCCCCGTGCCAGTTACTTTAAATTTTGCTATTTCTACAGCCGCATTGGCTGATTTGTTTACCTCAAGATTTCCTGATATATTTCCGCTACTTAAAAATTTAATTGCCATAAACGCCTATTTATGCAAAGATAGTCAAATTAATATGTTATTTATATTTGAAAGATTCGCCATGTTTTAAATTAAAGATTAAACTTCTGGTGGTGGAGTAGGAGCAGGTGCCCAAGGCATTGGAGCAGTTTCATTTACTGGAGTAATCTTATTTTGGATTTGTTCTAATACCATTTCATTAGGATGATCCATAGGATATATAGATTGAACCCAAGCAATTACTTCATCTTCTGTTAAATCTGCTAAAGGGACAAAGCTAGAAGGATCAGGAGTACCAACTGGTATTGCTCCATCAAACACTCCATCAAACCCAGAGTCTGAATCTGTTCCTGTGTATTTAAATTTTACGTTTGTAACTACATCAGTTAAACCATCTAACGATGGGGCCATTTCCATGGCTGTTATAGCCCAAGTATAAGTTATGTTCATAATTAATTGTTTTCTAATATTTGTAATCTTGATTTCAAGTCATCTATCATAACTTGTTGTTCTTTTATTGCGTTTATTAATACTGCTGATAATTCAGCATAAGCTACAGATTTCTGACCTTCTTCATTGTGAAGAACTAACTCAGGTAATACTTTTTCTACCTCCTGTGCAATTACTCCTACTTTAGTTACTTCTGTATTAAAATCAGTTCTATTATAGTAAATACCTCTCATGGCTTTCACCTTACTAATACAATCACCTATTTCAACTATATTTTCCTTTAACCTTAAATCTGATAATTGCGTTAAGGTTCCAGATATAGTCATATTAGCTGTAGTCATATAGAACCAATACCTCGTACTTACACCATTATTTTGTCTCCAATGAATATCTCCACCATCCATATCAAAATATGAAGTACTTCCACTAGCTATAGAAAACCTTAATTTCTGTGTAGAACCGCTGTTACCAATGTATAGATTACCTGACCCACCTGATCCCACTTGAACTAACCCAGCAGTATATAAAGAATTTATATTACTTGATGTAGCTGGTCTAGTATAATAAGTTGTATTAGTTGAATCGTAAAATATAGGAGCTCTTAAACTATAAGCAGCCTGAACATAATTACCTGATTTTCCTATAGCAAAAATTTCAGTTCCTAAAAGTTCATTCTCATAAAACCTTATTCCACCATAACTAGATCTCGCCCCCATCCTTATACCTGTATGAAATGCAATATCTAATTTATTGTAATTACCACCATAGTTTTCCATGTTAGTACCTATATAGTAATTTATTTCATTAGTAGATACTCCCCCTCCAAATAAAAGTCTAGAACCAGTTGTAGAATTATATGGATTATTTGAAAAATTACCTCCTATAACTACAGCACCAGCTGTTTGAAGTAGGTTTATGTTACTTGTAGTAGCAAAATCTCCATAATAAGCGGTATTATTTGAATCATAGAATATTGGAGCACGCATAGATGCATTAGCTTGCATAATTCCACTAGCATATGTGGCACCTAGCGTACCGCCAGCCATTCTAAAGTTTATAGTATCACAATCAATATATATTCCCCCTGAGCTAGCATATAAATGCATATTTCCCCCCGCATCTCTAGGACGAATCCAGTGTGTACTACTATATCGCATCCCAATTCCAGAGTTTACAGTAATATTTCCAGACATGTTTCCACCCACTAAAGGCAAATAATTCCCTTGATTGGCGGCTGAATCTGCTATTCTTGCACTATCTACTCTAACCCCATAAGTATTAGCACCATTCCAACCCATAAGAGTAGGATAAGTTGCTGACCACGCTGTCCCGGAATTAGTGTTATTTACAGAAGTTCCTGATGGTGAGGTTGAAGCTGATGCATCAAAAATAGTATGGTTATTACCATAGTTTTTCCACATCATTTGTCCAATAACTGCTGAATCAGTAACTCCCTTGTAATTTCCTCTACCAGTGCTAAAAGTTGTAGACGTGGCTGCATTGCCTGTAGTTGATCCAGAAGAACCTGTTACATTTCCTGTTACGTTTCCTGTTAAATTACCTTGAAAAGAAGATGCAGCAGTTATAGTACCTGCTATAAAAGCTTCATAACTAGTACCCGGATTATTTAGAATTGCTATCCTTCCACTTGATTCTATTGAGATATTTGAAGCAACAACTCCACTCCAATGAAATCCTAGAAAAGGAGGTGTACCTGCTGCACCCGAATAATTAGATTCTCTTAATTCAATAGAAGCTACTGAATAACCTGTAGCAGTAGATGATGAAGCAAATTTTGTATTTGCCGGTGTATTTGTAATTCCTACTCTTACAACACTAGTATCCACTGATAAAGTTCCTGTTGTTGTTATTGTTCCACCCGTCAGTCCAGTACCTGTGGCCACTGAAGTAACAGTACCAGTATTAGTTGTGTGAGTATTCCAAGTATTAGAATTTCCACCAGAAGCGTATATTATTCCCGCTGATGTAATTGATCCTTGAACATTTAAAGAGTTTGATGCCACCGCTGTAGCATCATAATTCGTTCCAACAGTCATTCCACCATCGACGTGTAATCTTTTATTAACTACACTTGAACCTCCACCCCCCAAAGCAAAAGTTCCATAAGCTCCATTATACCATAAATATTCGTTAACTGATTGACTATCATCAAACCCTATTCCACACCACGTGCTTGGACTGGTTAACATTAATTGATTATCGCCAGTATAGGTAATTGTAACTAGCCCATTATTTGTATAATTTCCAGTATATGAACCAGACATTGATAAAGTTCCAGTCGATATTATCGCACCTCCAGTCAATCCATTTCCTGTAGCTACAGACGTTACTCCACTAACCGTACTAGACGGTGCATAAAATCCATCTGTTACACCTGTTCTAAATTGAGCTGGAGTTACATATCTTAAATATGCATCATTACTTGCTGTAATTCTTGTGATTGATCCTGTATGGTTCCCGGATACTGAGTTTATCCAACCAAAGTTTGCATAACCATTAGATTCAGTTCTTACTATTTGATTAGCAACATTGTTTACACCTGTAGTGTTTATAGCAAGGCTATTAAATGTGGCGGCTTGTACATTGGCGGATACCGTTATGCTTCCGGTTATAGTCTGTCCGCTAAGAAATTTTATCGCCATGTAATTAAATTAAATTTATTACACTTTAGTCACCAATAATCTAACTCCATTTGTTGCTATTGCACTTGTTGTTGTAACAGTTACGTTATTTACATTTGGCCTAGTAACATCAGCATATACAGTGTCAAAAGGTGACGCTGTACTGTAAAGCTGTACCATTATATCTTGAGTTCCTAAACTGTGTAATGTAGTGATTGATAAGGTGCTTCCATCTCCAATGTTAGCTGTAAAACTATTAGCAGCAGTACACGTTGTAACTGCGGCACAAAAATTACTTACCTGAGAAGAGGTAATTGAAATATCAGGATCAGACATTGATGTAACTATTCCTTTTGCATCAACAACAGCCTGTAAAGTTTTAGATGCTGATCCATAAGTTCCTGCTGATGTTTGAGCCGCTAAAGATACTGCACCTCCAGCTGTAATTGCCGTACCTCCTGATGTTGGAAAACTAGCTAAACCTACGGTTGTTGCAGTTGCTATATCCGTATCTGATTGTACTATTACAAAATCGCCTTCTACAGACGCTCCAGCAGCAGCAGCCGTATTACATATAACTTGATCTCCTACTGTAAGTGGTGTAGCGGCATTTCCAAAGAAATTACCATCTGTTGTAACAACATAAAAATCTCCAATAGCTATAGCAACTCTTGCTGCGCCTGAAGTTAAGTTACCACCCCCACCAATTGCTCCGGTAGCAGCATTAAATCCTCCTTTTATTTGTAATGAACCAACAACAGCAGCATTTAATTGACTTAAGTTTACCGCATCTCCATTAGCAGTTCCGTTACTAAGTCCAGTTATTTTATTACTACCCATTGCTAAGCTAGCAGTAGGAGTGCCTAAAATGTTTAATGGAATTTCGTTTGAAGCTTTTCTTTTCTGTGTTTCTCCTCCATGCCCTGTATTATCTAAAACAATAAACTCATCGGTGCCTAACCAAACTTGAGTCATGTCTGGAAGATCTGGTAAAGCTAAATTAATTGTAGCCGCCTTATTAGTAGCATTAATACTAGAAGTTACAATAGTAAGTCCAGTATTAGAAACAAAATCAATAGAAACGCCTTCGCTTATAGCTTGAGCATTCGTTCCATTTCCTTCAATATTAAAAGAAGTAATTGGAGCAGATCCAATTCCCGCTGTTAAAAGCCTACCTTGTCTATCTACAGTAATTGTAGCATTAGTAAAAGTAGTTCCAGTCATATCAGCGACTGTGTTATCTATAGTTATTGTGTTTTTTCTAATCGCACCATCTAAGGTTACAGCTGTTGATATTCCTTGAGAACCTATAAAATCAACAGTTGATCCGCTAGCTACAACCTGACTACCTGTATCACCTTTAACAGTCCAATTATATATAGACCCATCTAAGGCAATCCATGTAGTTCCGTTATAAAATTTTAAAACATTACTAGAAGTTCTATATATAAGCCTTCCTTGCACAGAATCTCCTGCACCTGGATCAGCCGCCCCTGTAATGTTGTCAACAGCAAAAGATTTTAACTGATTGTTGTTTAAATTAATATTCGATAAATACGATATTGCCATAATTTTTTATTTTCTTAATTAAAATATGCTTCTCCGTCATTAAATGTATCTGCAAAATCTAATGTTACAGTATTTACATCTTCATACGTTATGTCCGCATACACTTCTTTATATTTAGTTGTTCCAGTTACTATTTTAGCAATTGAAACAGATGGGTATTTATTTAAATTATGAGATACCGTATAAGTTGAAGCCCCTGTTAATGTTGCTTTAAAACTCAAATCTCCTCCACCTCCTGCTGCTGTTAGCAAAGATATAAAATATTCCTTTCCTAATGTTAAGCTTCCGCT